GTAAATTATTTTCTGTTCCTGAATGAATCGAACGCTGTTTTGATTGCAATTCGTTCCTCTGGTGTTTTAGCTTCGGAAATTGCTTTATGGTATTCTTCTTCGGTTTTAGGTGTTACGACATTCTGTCCACCGCTTCCACCATTACCCGCTCCGCTTCCTTTTCCACCTTCTTTGAACTCGTAATATAAAGACGCTTGTTCCTTTACAAAGGCTGAAAACTTCACAGGATTACCATGCAAATCTTCCATCCGTTTGCCGTCTTTCAAAATGATATGTTCACCGGATTCATCCAACTGATAATCAAAGTCTAAAAACTTTTGTTCAAAGTCTTTCTGACGGTTTCTTGCGATTACAGGATTTTCCGACAATACCGGACTGAAAGTAAGCAACATTTTACCTACATCTGATTTGATAGCGTTTAACCGCTTATCTCTTTCAATGTTTGATGTGATTTCAGTTATCTTTCCTTCGTACTCGCTTTTCAGGTTTTCGATTTCTGCGGCTTTGACTTTTTCTAAAGTCAGATAATCAGGATGAAGTTTTACATCTTCGATTTTAGACTTTTTAAGCGTATCGCCCCATGCCTGAATAAGTTCCAAGCCCTTACCATCTCCGGTATATCCTGTCTTTTCTCTGAAATCTTTTTCAAAGTTTGACAGGGTTTCACTTTGCGCCTTTTTGTAGCCATTGTCGAAGATTGTTTTGGTGTCTACTGATTCCTTTATCCTTTTTACCCTTTCGGTATCTTTCTGAATAAGTGTGTCAATAGCATCCGATTTTAGTACTTTGTTTCCGTCTTTTTCTTCATACAACAATCCGGTTATCTCGTCTTCAGTTGCATTAAAGGCTTTTGTTAAGAACCCTAATAATTCACTCATTGTCCTGTAGGTTTTTTATTTTTGTTGCTTTTGGTAGTTCTGGGCTTTCTGGGCTTTCGCTCGGTAGCCTTTGGTAGAACCTCATTAGATTGACTTTCGTCAACTCTTCCACTTTCATTTCTGATAGGTACTCTTTCTTCCCTGATTTCAGATTCAAATAATTTGATTTTTTCATGTTTTTTAATTTCTATCCATCCATCTTTTGATTTTGGGAGTAGTTCCCACGCTCTTTCGGTAAAGTAATTTATCTTACCTTCTTTTACAGCTTTTATTTTCATGTTGCAAAATTTTATGTAAAAATAGTATTTTTATTTGTTTGTGTCAATATGTTTGATTGAACGTTTCAACTTAACGATTATAAACTTGCATTCAGATAATTGTCCATCCCAATATTGATATGAAGGGGTGCTAATAGGATATCTGCCTCTCGCTCTTTCAAATGAATCCCTTCTTAGTTCCATTTCAATTATTAGGTCTTTTAGATAGCTTTCACTCATGCGTTTGTGAATATTCGTAATACTGCTTTAACATAGTATAGTATGTCTGTATTGATGTCTGTAAAGGATATTCTTCCTCTTGCAGTCCGTAATGATTCATGAACTCATTGATAGCCTGTTCCAGAGTTATCGCAGGCAAACCTCTTTTTATTCCTATCACATAATTAAACATGAAATCGTCTAACTTTTGATGTCGGAATATTTTTTTTAAATCTAAGTCAATTCGTTTTGGTTTTGGCATGGCTTAATTATAAGGTTGTTTGAAATCCGGTACGAAGTAATGCACATTATCGCTTGTAATGTAATTGATAGATACTCCTGAATTGTTGTAAATAGAATTAAGACAACGCTTGCGTACGCTTGTCATTTTACCACCTAACCACATTACGAAAATATCCATGGCTATTTACTTTTATAGATTTCTTTTTGCTTGACTGTTAACTTATATTGCTCGATTCTAGGCATCTTCTTTAATGTTTGGCTTCCCAAATGTACTACAACTGAATTACAAATCAAAGCGTGTTTTAACCCTTTTTCTCTTAATTTGTCGGCTGTGGCATTATCTGAATACCAAAAATTGACGAACTCAGGAAATAAACCTAATTTTTTCATCGCTTTGTCGGTCATGGCATAACACCAACCGGAAAATTCTTTGCCTATTCCATATCCTTCATAAACTCCGGTTTTATTCTTATGTGCAATCGGACACATAGGACTTACTGAATCATAATGCTGTAAAGCTTCTTCCAAATAAAATAACCAGTCTTCTTGAAAGTTCAAATCGTTATTGCAAAAAACGTAAATATCTGAAGGTGCTATCTGATAACCAAAATTCAAACATCTGTTGTAATTGAAAGGAAAATCATAATTGTAAGTTTTGCACCGCTCGAACACTGTTTTAGTTCCTTCTAACACGATTATATTAGCGTTTGATGTTTCATTGCAACTATCAATTGCTTGCTGTGTCATTCGCCTTAATTCAAAGCTTATGGCATTACTTACGATTATTACTGTTGTCATGTGGTTCATTTATCGTATTGATGTGGAATGTGCATAACGTAATACTCCGGTGTTTTGATGTGTTCAAAGTCTGGAAATTCTTTCAATAGGTCTTTTATAAATTCCCAGTCATGAGCGTAGCCCTTTTTCCATCTTGACTTACCTTTTTTATGACAGATACTCGATGTTCCACAATGTCCCATCTTCAATGTACATGCCCTTTCTTTTCGCTCTTTAAAAAACGTATAATCATTGAAAACTACTAAGTCTTTAGTTAATTGCTCTGAAATTATCTGTAAATGATTTTCACCCCAATAATCATCCGTATCGAGGTAAATGATGTATTTTCCTTCTGAGTGTTCAATACCTACATTTCGAGGCGTTCCGGAAAATGTCGGACACTTCGGAATAGTTAAAATATTAACCCGCAAATCTTTGTACTTTTTTATTTCTTCAATTGTTGTCTTGCAGCCGTCAGAAATTACAATCAATTCCCAATCTGTGAAGGTTTGGTTTATGACCGATTGTACGGCTCTGTGAAATTTAGATATTCTATTTGTTGCTGCATCTCGATAAACATCGAGATATGATGGCATAATAATACTAATCATTCTTATTCATTTGATTGTAAAGTTCCTCACTGATAAAGTCTATTTCGTGTCTGCAATTATAACCACCTCTTTGGATAAAAAATGGAATTCCTGGTATTTTACCCTGCCATTCTTCACTATTCCAATCTTCACCATTTTCAACGGTAAATACCTGCCCTGCTCTTTCTAAACAAAAATCTCTCGTAGTATTAATCGTATCACCGGAATAAACGAAGTGTTTAAGGTCTAAACTTTCTGCTACGAATAAATCTGCCGCTGCCTGAATGTTATTGAAAGTATCCCATGCGTATCGTTTGATGTATTTGCTTGCTAACTCATTATCGACTAATATTTCTTTGTAACCTTTTAGAAATCCATCAAAACTTTGTTTGCCTGCAATCTGATTCAAAGTATATTGTTTCAACTTGTCTTTTACTTCAGGCATTGTTGCCAACGTGTCTAAAAAAGAACCCGCTACTATTTTTGATTCTGCTAAAGTTTTCCCGATTTCAATACCTAAAGCCTGTTCTAAGTATGCAAAGTTCTTTAATAAATCGTCTATTTTGTTTTCTGCAAAGCCCAAACCTTTGTAATATGTTCCGGTCATGGCCACTACTTGCATACTCTTTTCTGCGAAGTCTTTCACAAAAGGAATCATATCTGATTCTTTGAACTGCTCCATCACTAAATCAATTTTCCGTATGCCTCTGATGTTGTTAGTATCAAATACTAACTTTCCGTCAACTGTCTTGAAAATTGATGCCGCTTCGCTCAAAATTAATTTCAATAGGTCTTTCTCCAATACTTTCAACTCAGCCGCTGTTAAGTCGTGGAGATGTTCTATTAACTTTTGCCGCTTTTTAATCAGCTTTTCAAGTTTTGTCATACTTCAAATGTATTTCGTTTTGCTTTATCGGACACCATTCCGGAGTTATCGGAGTATCATTATGTTCCTGAATGTAATTATTTGGATATTCTGAAAAACCACAATTATAACCTATATCCATGTCATTAGTTCGTAAGGCCGGACAATCTCTACATTCGCTTATGGTTATTGTTATCATAGTTCAAAGATTTGTCAAGTTTTTACTTGGAAGAAATTCGGATTTTCTGCTTTTGGCAGTGATTTGATTATTTCGTCAACTCTCTCATCAATGTATGTCTTTTGCCTTGAAGGTATCCAACTGAAAAACTCAGGCTGTTCATATTCTATCTTATCAAAGATATTACCGAAATTAGCCCATAATACAACGTCTTTCTCAGGTGCTATATCCATTGAGATAATCATTGCCACTTCTTCACTTGTCTTGCCCTCAAAAGGATTGAAACGATTCTTTGCGATATACTTCATATATGCAATTTCATCATCTTCATACATTATACGTGCAATATCATCATAGATAGACTGCTTTATATTTTGCGCCCCTGATATTTTATCAACCTTTTCAAGGTCTGAATATAAATCTGCTATTGATTTCAATTTGAAGTCTTTGCCAAACGAATACGAGTAATTGAATCCTTTTCTATCCGAAAACTCCGTTATATCGGCAATGGTCTTTATACAGAACTCCCAAAACAAAGCATAATGTTTAGCTAAAGGATAAAGCGAATCGTAAACACTCTGCAAGTCGATATTCTGTCCTGTTGCTGTGTCCGCTATTTGTTTATTTGAATAAATATCTGAATTGTAAACGGCTTCTTTTGCTTGTGCTGATAGTGATTTAAGATAATTATCCTGAAACGTCAACAAATCAACTGGAGGACTGAAATAAGTCAATATCTCTGTCAAATTAATCATTTCGTCTTTGTTTCGAGGTAGCTTCATCGTTATCGCATCCTGAGCCGATGTGACTATTTGTAAGCCTGAGCCTCCACATGAAGGACATTTTTCACCGTCTATCAAATATCCGTTCGTACAGTCAATATTAGAACATTCCTCAATATACTGGGCTTTCTGCGGAAATGCGTGTAGTGCCATTGTCAAATCAAACTCAGAATTTGCTTTGATAGTTTTTTCGAGTATAGGTACGGCTTCGGAATAATACGACATAAAAATAGGACTTACTATTTTGCGTTCTTTCTTGTAACCTATTTGCCTGGCAGGAACGTAACCTAATTTGTAAGGTGTTGGAAAGTAAACCCTATAAATTTTACCGTTTATTTTCATATAAACAGTTTCATTATCAGCCGGCTCGTATTTCGTGTCAACTACTAATGTAGGTAATTCATCGTTTTTCAACTCAAATACTTTAATAGCCCTGTCCATGCCGTAATATGTCCATGTTTTTACATCTTCTTTCTGTGCTACTATCAAATATTGAAGTACATTATTGATATAATTGTAATCTACTGCCATTTCTGAACTTACCTCAAAAGGATAGGGCTTCACATCTTCTTTCCATTCGATTACGAGAAAACTGTTAGGGTCAACAAAATTCAATTCAATTACCCTGTCTAAATACTCGTCAAGTGATTCGTTACCGTAAAACCCCCAAAGGATTTTATTAAACTTTTCCTTTTCTTCTGAATTGTCAAAGGTTAGTATTTTTCGGGCTGCGTTGGAACGTGGAATCTTATAACAAGGCTTCATCAGGTTTTCGACAATCGTATTCGTAATGTGTTTTGTTATCTTCTTACGTTGTTTAAACATAATCTCATCTTCTCTCCGTTCAAAGCGTAACATCATTTCATCTAATCCCTCACCTGTAGTCAGGGCTTGGTATAATTTAGCTTTCTCGATTGTTTCCTTGTAAGTAGCGTGAAATTTGCCGCTCAATACTCTTATAAGTTCTTCCATGTCAATATATTTTTCTCAAAGATAATTTATCTTATATGTTTTTCAAAGTTTGTCAATAAAAAATAGTCTAAAGCATTGCTGTAATTTCCGTTTTTCCTTATGCCTGACTCAGTATGAAACATCTTTTCGTTCTTTGAACCTATTTTTATATTCTTCAAATCTGCTATTAAATCAGAGCATTCCGGATTAATAATTACTTTTTCCAAAGCATACTTCACTACTCTATTATGGTCAGGCATAAACATATGAGGAATTTTTTTTGTGGATATTTTCCTAAACTGTTTTATGTCTATTTCTTTTGATTTCAGGTCGTTTGTATAAAGTACTCCGGTTTTGTCTAACTCCGCTGTGTCTGTTGTTGTGCCTTCTTCATGAATATAAACAAACTTATCTATTACGTAAATTTTAAGATAGGTATAAACTCCGAAGTGATTACTCACAGCAATATGTTCAATCCCTTCCGGTGTTAAAGTTTGAATTTGGTTATCTGTTATCTGATAATACAGACCTTCGAGATTATTAAAATAGTAATCACAGGCATATCCTATCAAATCACAATATTCATCGTTCTTGGCGTTCGGAAACGCTTTTATCTGCTCAATAAAACTATCATTCCAGTTCCCTTTAATTAAAACAACTCTACCGGAATTTACTTTAGGTGCTGCCGTTTGTACCCTTGCTGTTTTCCCCTCGCTCACTAAATGGCTTTTGATTTTTACAGCGTTTAGTTTTGTTTCATTATTCAATAGCTGAATAAGTGTTTCCCCTGTGGCTTTTGGCTCTATAAACACTCTTGAAAGTCCTGAAACATTATGAAGTAAACAATACTCAGGCGTGAACTTCATTACTTCCGGCATCTCCATGTGTTTGTCCGTAGCATGTTTGATGTAAAGCTTATTATTTCCGTACCCTGCTACCATGAATCCAGTAGGGTCGTTATCAGTATTTTTAGTGTATGCTCCATCAATCCACAAATCCCAAGTAACATTTGGTAATTCTGTTTGAATCTCGAACCATTCAGCTTTAATGATTCCACCTTCTTCCGGATATGGTCTTTGTAAATACTGACCTGAGTAACTATACGTTCCCAATAGTTTTTTCCTTTTTTCAAGTTCTTCTAATGGTAGTCTTTTCGGGTCCAAGAGTCCATCTGTGTATAACTCACCTTCACCGACTGCAGGCAAACAAATGTGCTTTATGTTTAATCCTAATTCAAGTAAATGTCCTGTCGGATCTTCTTCATGAAGTCGCTGCATCACTAATATCGTAGGTGTTTTTGTTTTATCCCTTTTCCTGTCAGGAAGCGTTGTTGTTATGTATCTATTCGCTCTATCTCGTTCTGCTTTTGAATAGGACATTTCTACACTTAAAGGGTCGTCAATAATAATTACGTTACCGTGATACCCGGTTATCGCTCCACCAGTCCCCGAACTAATCCTACCACCTGCTTGTATTGTTTCAAAGAAGTATTCTGTCTTTTTGTTATATTCGATTGCCCCGAAAATTCCTACGTGTGCATCTGAATTTAATACCAACATGCTTTTCCTGACAAAGTTTTCAGCCAATGCAGCGGAATAAGACGAATTTAATACAAATGTCGAAGGGTCGTTAGTAATTAACCATGCAGGCCACAATATCGAAACGATTGTAGATTTCGACATTCCTGGCGGAATATTAATTATTATATAGTCTTCGTCAAGTTTTTGCTTGTTAAGAATAGCATTCCCGACTCTTTGAAGTTCGTTACAAAGGTATTCGATATGTTTTGAGAGAATTAAAGGGTCTGGAGATACCAAAGGCCAAAAGAACTGAAAGTACTCATAGAAACTGA